AGCTACTTCTATTTCGCTGTTAGTTTATTATATAGCCTTAATTTAAAAAAACAAGCTATTTTCTGATTCTGTTTATCCGTTCACGGATGATCTCTACCACGGGTTCTGCCAACACCACTTCATAGTGGTTATAGTCGACATCTACTAGTTCCATATCTGCATGGTGCCGCTGACTTTGAATGCTGACCACTCCGTCGTTGGCCACAACTATGAAAGGACTGCGACCCTGTACAGTGACCACGTTGCACCAAGGATGCTGTACTTTGATCTTAGCCGCTTCCCGCATGGCCCAACTGCTGGGACCAATATCGCGCATGAGCCTGCTGAATGGTAAAAAGTATTGAGCATAGTCTGCTACTTCAGCACCGCCATAGGGTGTGCTTAGTGTAACTGCACCCAATACCTGTGTGGGCAAATGATGGCTGAGATGCAGAGCATATATGCCACCTAGACTGTGCGCTATGAAAAAACAGTCGTCGACTCCAGCCAAACTCTGCTGCATAGCTGCTAGATTGTGTTCAAATCCATCACGACTGTCATAGTCGATATCTATGCCATTACCTAATTTACTTCTAATATAGTTGAAGCTTTCGCTGGTGGCATTAGCACCGTGTATATAAACTAAGTTCATAGTGTATATATCTTGCGATGCAACAAGTTACTTGATCATCAAGGCTTTGGCTGCTTCGTACTGACCGATGCGAGCCAAATGACTAGCAGCACGAGCTCGGCCGAATGAATCAAACGCTGACCAGATTGAGTTTAAGAAGTTTTTCATAGATATTTTTCCTTTTGGGAGTTGTATTGTTGGATATAGTTTTCCAACTGTGCGGCATCGGTAATGCCTTTGTCTGCTAGATACGCATCTAGACTTGATTGATAGCTGCTACCTGGGAACATTTCACTTAAACGTTCTAGGATAGACTGCATCTTTTCTGATAGATATTTCATTTTATTCCCTGTGTGTTTGTGTAGAACTTAGTATTCCTACTCAGTATTTACCATTAGTAGTGTTACAACTTGATTAAATAGAACAAACAGTGTATAATATCAAATGATGCGCAGAGGGTAAATACTAGACTAGGAAAGGCACATGAAACTAAAAACAAGATCGATCCTGCAGGAATTAAATGAACTGGCAGAAATCCGAAACAAGGATGAACTGTTTGAGAGTCGTGCCACCAACATCATCAATTCAGCTATTAATCTGCTAGAAACGTTGAAAAAACACTACACTGCGGAACAGGCAGATGAACTAGAACGAAGACTGTTAAATGCCATACGTGGGCAGGATCCTGCCAAATTCACTCGAGGCATACGCAAGATCGCCGAATCCAAAAGAACCAAGAGACCGTTAAATGAATCAGAGTAAACTACTAGAAGGCGGCAATGTGTTCAAGGGTGCAGACAAGCAGCCCCTAACACAGCGCATTGCCACTGCAGATGTAGAAAGCACAGTGGACTACATCGAAAAGATCACAGGACTAGACTTTACCAAAGAGAAAGATCTAGACGATAAGAAGCCAGTTAAATGGTTAGGCACCACTGGACGCAAAGAAGATCCAGATGGCACCTTTGAACGCAACAGTTCCGGCGACCTAGACCTCAGTGTGGATGCTAACGAAGTAGACAAAAAAACCTTTGCTGATAAATTGATATCACAGTTCGGCAAAGAGAACATCAAACTCAGCGGCGACAACGTGCATTGGAAGGTGCCTATCAACGGTGATTCAGCCAATGGATTTGTACAGGCTGACTTTATGTTTTCCGCCAATCCCAAGTTCCAACAGGGAAGTATGATTGGTGGTCAAGGCGAGTATCGTGGAGAGCACCGTCATATTGTATTGAGCTCAATTGCTCGTGCTAGAGGAATGAAGTACAGTCCCAAGCATGGACTGCTAAACGCCACTACAGATGAACTGCTGCCCGACGGCAATGATTGGAACAACATTGCTAAACAGCTATTGGGTCAAACAGCCACGGTCAAAGACATTCGCTCAGTAGATGCGATCCTTAACTACATCAAGAAACTGCCTAACTATGAAGAATTGGTCGCAGGTGCTCGTGAAACGCTGGGTCGTCAGGGCATAGAGCTGCCTAAGGCCAATCAAATAGAAAGCTATCAACCAGGTACTATAGGTTGGATGCGACAACTTATAGAAATAGTAAAATGAGATTCTGGGAACTGTTATTAGAAGATGATGCACCTCCTGCCAAGAAAGTTGGCAGAGAATTTAATCACCTAGAAGATCTAGTATTCACAGAAGCCAACGGCGCTAACAAAGCTATCAAGATCCTAAAAGACCTAGCCAAACCTGAAACCAGTATCACCATCAAGTGGGACGGCAATCCCACAGTGTATTGGGGACGTGATGACGACGGCACATTCCGCATGGTGGGCAAGAACAACTGGGGTCGTGAAGAAGGCAAAAGCTCTAGCCCAGACGAACTGAAATCATTCATCATGAGCCGCGGCAAAGGCGAAGACTGGCGGCCCAAGTTTGCTGGGGATATGGCAGCACTGTGGCCTATATTTGAAGCTGCTACGCCCAAAGATTTCCGTGGTTATGTCTACGGCGATATCCTGTTCCACCCAGGCAAGTCATACACAGGTGCAGATGGCCGCATTTCATTCACTCCTAATCAAACCACTTACTCAGTTATGGTCAACAGCGACACGGGTCGAGCACTGGCCAAGGCCAAGGTAGCCGTGGCAGCGCACAAGGTATTCAGTTATTTTGGGGACAAGAGTGGAGAAGATTTTGATAATCCGGAACTGTTTAATAACACTCCTGCACTTGAAGTATTCGGACTAACCAGCGTCAGTCATAGACCAGCTGTGGGTGCAGATAATCTAGCTAAGATAGAAGCCCTGGCCAAGAACCAGACAAAGATCAACGGCCTATTAGCTCCTGTCGCAGGCATGGGCTATCTACAAACTGAAATATACACCTTTGTGAATACTCAGAGCAAGACCAAACAGCTAGACAACATCAATACTGATGCGTTCATGCAGTTTCTTGCTAAAGCACCAGCCAAAGCAGCCAAAGTACAGGCCCACAGCGAACGCTATCCCGGAGTTATGGATCTGCTGTTTGAACTAGTACGTGAGATCATGTCGGCCAAAGATGAAGTGATCCGTGAGCTCGATGGTGCAGGTGGTGAAATAGAACAAAGCACTGGCGGCAAGCCAGGCGGAGAAGGTTATGTAGCCGGCGGATCTAAGCTAGTACCACGTGATCGTTGGACCCCATTTAGAGCTGATTAATACATCAAAACACCTGATTTTCTCAATCCAATATAAATACTTGCATAGGAATCAAGGTGGTTCCTAATATTGCCGGCCTCTGAGCGAGGTCATTGATCAAGGAGAATTTATCATGGCAGACATTTCAACAGTAGCACAAATTTATGACAACGCTGGTGCAGAAATCACAGCAGCTCGTGTGGGTGCAAACGCATACAAATTTGTTGATCCAGCATCACAGTTCAGCACACGTAAACTACGTTTTGTTAAGATCGTTAACGGCGGTGACTTAACATCAGGTGACTTTACTACTAACAAAGCAACCACTAACAGCAACCTAGCCAAAGCAGTTCGTTGTGCTCAGAACTATGGTGAGATTTATGTAATTGGCACACCATCAGCAACTGGTTTGATCGTTGGTTACGCAGACGACACACTAAACGATGGTTCAGCAGCAAGCCCATCAGCATCTGATGCATCTTATGGTAAACTAGAAGCTGAACTTACAGCAGCAGTTGGTGGTACACACACTGTAACCACAGTTGTACCAACAGGTATCACATTCGCTTAATTTAAATTAAGTTTATTCTCAGGGATGGGAAGCACTAAAGCGCCGCAAGGCGCTTTTTTGTTGGCTGAATTTCTGTGAGTTAAATACATACATTATGGCACGATACCAAATTGTTACTCTTGTAGATATAACCCGAAGTCAACCTTCACGGGACACCACTGACAGCACTCTGTTAGGACAGCAGGCCAACTTCAACAGCCTACTACAGGCCATAGGATTGAGATCCAACGTGGAATGGCTGCGTGATCCAAAAAAACACACAGGAAGACTACCTGCACCAGCCACCGGCAAGGCCACACATTGGATCTGGGAATTTGATTGTGAACGTGATGAGGTATTTTTACAGGACGGTGATCCTGTATATTTGTTGGTGCATGATCTCAATCATGTGCCGGTGATAGTTGATTTAGAAAACAGTGAAGACATAGATCCAGCAGCCTTCCAAACTCAAGGTGACATGATAAATACTTGGGTAACAATGATTTAGGCAAAGAGTGTTTTTACACAGTTAGCATAAATACTAGTTCAAAGGCACCCATTAGGCATTCAATCATACATTAGGCACATGGCTCGGAGCGAGCACTTGACTTATAACATTGGAGAGCCTGAATGGCCACAACCGTAGAGCGACTTGGCATAGTCGAAACAAAAGTTGCTAATCTGGATGAAAAGATCGACGAAATCAAAGTCGATGTTAATCAGCTGGGCAGCGGTATAAATTCTAGACTAGATCAAATGTACGATGCTTCATGCACACAGCATGCAGAGCTGGCTAAATCTATCAAAAGTACCCACACAGAACTAGACGCTAAAATCTCCGAACTGCAACAATTTAAACAGAAGTGGATGTATCTTGTTCTAGGCGGTATAGCAGTTCTAGGATTTGTATCAGGGCATTTCGAAACGTTAATAAAAATATTCCACTAAAATATACGCAGTTAAATAAAGGACCGATGGTCCTTTCTTCATGACACAAATCAGCCGTAGACTAGAACAGATAGTTCGCCGAGAATTATCTAAAAATATCATCCCAGTAAAAACTCCGGACGGTATACTAGTGGGCGACGTACTCATAACCAATCAAGATAATCTCAAATTCCTTTACAGGAACACACAGTTGATCTATGCAGAAATACACTTAAACTCTGTGGCTATCAAAATGGCTAATATCCTGGCCCTAAGACACAGTCATGTATCAGTGGATGTATTGTACAGAGCTGATCAAGAATACGGACGTTGGTTTGTTGACAGCCAGATGCTGAGGGCACAGCATCAAAAAGCCATACATACACAGGACTACGATCGTGCAGACGTGCTGTGGGCTAGGTACAGCGAAAGCCGAGATCGCACTGTTACTGCTAAAAATCAAGCAGAACGTTTGTTGTGAATTGAATAAATACTACATCAATCTGGATCCCATAAAATGAGAACAACCGACCTTTTTAAAAACAATAGATCTTCAAAAAGACTCAACGAATCTTTGGCCAAGACATTTGGAACTAAATTAGACCTAGAGAGTTTTGATACTCCTAAGTTAGAGGATGCACGTAACAAACTACGCACCCAAATACACACAGCCCGACAAGAAAGCGGATTCAATGAAACTATCGAAAACGAAACCCTAACGCAGGCACAGTTCATGCACGATGCTATTGTTGCAGAACTAATGGATCGTGAAGAACATATAGTAGATACTAGTGTCCAAGAAGGTGCAGATATCGACAGACAAGAATTAATGGATATCCTTAAACGTTTCGACGAAGACATGAACGAAATCGGTGGCTACGGTGATCCAGATTATGACAAAATCCTAGCTGCTCTAAGCCAAGGCGATGTTGAATCCGCTGTTGAAGTAGTATGGTATGCCTATGCTGATCAGGATGGCGGTGAGCTTCGCGATATGGACAACTACATTGAAAGTCTTGAAGATCAGTTCAAGGATCTAGTTGGCGGATCAGATGACGACGAGGGTGGTGAAACAGACGACAACTATGCACTAGCATCAGCAGGCTTTGGATCGGACGAAGACTACGAAAGTGTTAACAACGAAGGTGGTCGTGATGCATATCAACGAGACCAAGATAACAGCGTTAGTGGCATGGGTCGCAGAGAAAGAGAAAATGACGAAGGCAACACAGAACCACCAAACAACTTTGCTGTTAGTATCAACGGCAAGCAGTGGAAAGTATTCAAGGGTCGCGGCCAGTATGCTGACGACTCAGCCGAAAGAAAACATTATTACCAACTCAAGGACTGGGCAGCTAAAAAGAGCGAGTCCACCGGCAAGAAATGGGAAGTACACGTAACCGGTGCACCTGCCACAGAAAGCATTAATCAAAAGGAAGATATGAATACCAACGAAGCATATATTAATAATGCTAAAGATGCGATTAATCTTTTAGCCGATATTAGAAAACAATCTAAAATGGCAGAACGCGGACAAGGCGACCCAGTTAGACCAAATCAATTGGTCAATGACCTATGGGATGTCATGCAATGGATTGAAGCCAATATGAAAGAATCAGTTAACACAGAATCCGTCACAACAGGAGATATTATGACAAGATTACAAGAAGGCGAAGTACAACAGGCTTCCGCTATCGTTACAGCAAAGACCATGGTTGACAGAGTCAGCCGTTGGATTGAAGAATTATCAAGCATGGAGAACGACACACTGCTACAGTTGGGTGATTCAATCCGTGATGAAATGGGACAAGAGCAAGCCAAAGCATTTATTAGCTCAGTGGCGCCTGCGATCCAACAAGCACTGGAAAATTTAAAATCCACACGCGAAACAATGGCCACTGGTGTTCGCCAACTAACTGGCGAAGAGCAAGGTGCAGAAATGCTAGGTAGTGATCCAGCTGAGATGGGTGATGAAATGGGACCAGCAGAGCCAGACGCAATGAACATGGACGGCGACATAGGCGACATGGGCGGCGAAGATGAATTTGCCGCAGCAGAACCAGCAGCAGGTGGACTAGGTGATGCAGGACGTGAGCAACGTGAAAGCATCAACCGCAGCAGCAGCCTACTAAAAGTGTTGGCAGGCTAATGCGACTCGGTGAAATTACCTCTGCCAAAGAACAGCAGCAGTTAGATGAAATTCTACCGGTGTTGGGCGCAGTTGCCGGCGGTGTAGCACGAGGCGCTGCTGCGTTGGGTGGCGCTGCAATGAGAGGTGGTACTGCTCTTGCTAAAGGTGTTGGCAACGCGGTGTCACAAGGTGCTAAAACTGTGAGCAATGTAGCATCACAAGGTGCCAAGGCAGTGGGACAGGGAGTCAAGGCAGTTGGACAAGCAGCTCAGGCAGGTGGCCTAGGCGGTGAAGTAGATCCGGCAGCGCAGGCTCAACAAGTAGTTGCTGCTAAAAAAGAAGTGCAGGATCAAATCAAAGCCAAGCAACAAGAACTGCAACAACTACAACAACAACTGGCACAGATAAAATGAGATTTTTTGAATTCGCAGATACTGATGTTGATCTCGACAAGTTTGTGATCATACTCAAAAACTTTGTAGGAAGGTCAGCTTCTAAAAAACAAGCTGCCAAGTTGAATTGGAAGAGCCTACAGCAGATTGCAGATCGCAGCGGATTCGAAATGGGTGCTGACTATGAAACTTTTAAAAGCATCTATGACTCTAGCCCAATCATACAAAGTCTAGTAAAGAATTTTAACGCCGACGGCATTGAACTAAATGTACCAGGCACTGACAAAGATACTCAAACGCCAGTCAAACAGGGTCAAACTAGTCAAGACCAAGTGGATCAAATAGCAGCATCTGCTGCTCCCCAACAATTAGCTGCTCAGGCTTGACAACTTGATTTAAATCCTGTAATATATACAGGATGACTACAACTTTTACTCCTCCACCGTTCATCGAACGGATCCAATACAAAAACTGCAAACAGATCAACGATCCTGTTACACGCAAACGTGTGTATCTAACACCCGACGGTGAAAGCCTGCCGAGTGTTACTACTATCCTTTCAGCTACCAAGGATATGACACACTTAAACGAATGGCGAGATCGGATCGGACATGCTAAAGCACAACAGATCACCACAGAAGCTGCTGGAGTAGGCACAGCCATGCATGCCAACCTAGAACGATTTGTGGTTGGTGAACAACGACAGCCCGGCAACGCACCTGTGCATGTTCAGGCCAATAAAATGGCTGATGTTATCATTGAGAACGGTCTCAGCAAAGTCAGCGAAGTATGGGCCATGGAGCAGAGTCTATACTTTCCGGGACTGTTCTCGGGTACCACTGATCTTGTAGGTGTGCATGATGGTGAACCCGCGGTAATGGATCACAAGCAGACCAACAAGCCCAAGAAAGCAGAATGGGTAGAAGATTACTATCTACAACTGATGGCCTATATATTAGCACATAATGAAGTCTACGGCACAGACATTCGCAAGGGTGTTATCTTTATGTGTTCACGTGCTTTTGAATATCAACAGTTTACTCTGGAACCCAAAGACTTTAACAAGTGGCAAGATGCTTGGTTGAACAAAGTAGAAGAGTATTACGCCCTACGATAAGCTAAATACTAGAAACAGAAGTTTCTAGGAGAATACCGTGGCCGTTGTCCAAATATCGAAAATCCAAGTCCGTAGAGGACAAAAAAATTCAAACAGTGGCATTCCGCAACTAAGCTCTGCTGAATTTGCATGGGCAGTAGATTCTCAAGAACTGTTTATAGGCAACGGTAGTGTGTTAGAAGGTGCTCCGTATGTGGGCAACACTAAAGTACTCACAGAACACGATAACATACTAGAACTAGCATCTAGCTATCAGTTCGCCAGCGATGACACAGCTATTACTCTCAGCGTACCGAGAAGCCTCCAAAGCAAAGAGGATGAAACTGTCAGTGTGGCAGACTTCGGTGCTGTAGGTGATGGAAGCACTGACTGTGTGGCAGCATTTGAAACTGCGTTCACAGAACTATTTAGAAACGCCAACGAAAATTATAAAAAAGAATTATTGATACCCAATGGTGAATATTTATTCACCAGTGACTTGGCTGTGCCTAGTGGAGTAATTCTCAAAGGTGAAACACAGTTAGGAGCTGTGTTAAACATTGGCGCCAACGACATTCGATTGATAACCAGCCAAGGACTTGAACTAGGAGACTTTAATAGTACCAATCGACCACAGAATCTGCAATGGAGTAATTTTACTATTAAACGCACCACTGGAACACTAACTCTATCTGGATTAGCAGAGTCCAGATTTCAAGATGTACGATTTCTCGGCAACTACAATTTAAACGATTCAGTAACATTAGCTACTGAACCTGCTGCGGTATTTTGGCAGAACGATGATGTTGGCACCAGAGCACATAATATTGTATTTGACGGATGTGTGTTTGAACAACAAGGTATATCAGCAAAGTGTTTACAAAGTGATAATACGTTTGAGACTGTAGTGAGATTCCAAGACTGCAAATTTTTTGTCAATGACACATCTATCTACATCGATGGAGTCACTGCTCAAGGCAATCGTTGGCAGATTAATGACTGCGAATTTGAAGAAGTTGCCAATCAAGCATTCAGATCAACAGCTGGCCGCGGCACATTGATACAGAGATCAAAATTCAAATCTGTAGGCAACGGTATCAGTTTAGTCAGTTCCAATCCCAACGACTACATGGTGTACTTTGGTGAAAAGATAGGCAATGTGGTAGTTGACTGCACCAGCGATCGCCAACAAGCGGTCACTGTGATATCTGGCACAGCTGCTTTCTCAGAAGTCTATAACGCTGCGGGTGTGTCCTTTGTTGACAAAAATTATGCACCGATATCACTGTCTGACAGTTTTGCTCCCCTAGCAGCATTTTCTGCACAAAACAAATTTACTGTGATAAATTACTGCCTTAAACTGGGCGAGCACACTAGGTATGGCACAGCGACTATAGTCATCGGCGACGATCTCAGTCCTGCTAGTCACGGCAGCGATGTCTCAATCTCAGATAGTTTTACGTATTCACCTAATACACTTACATCACCAGGAGGAAACACAATGAGTAATTTTGAATTCAGTGTATCTAAGAGCAGCAACACTGTCTTAGACGATTCAACAGCACCAGTAATAGATACTGTGATGTTGACCTATAAAAATCCTCTTGCCACCGGTATCGCCGGGTCCATATCGTATGATGTGGCCTACGGTGTTTGATGAGTATGGAACCAAAAGACTAGCAGCTTGGCGACAGTTTAGAGAAAGTTTAGAAACAAGTCCAACCCCATTGGAAGATGTTGCTGAACTTTGGTGTCATGCACCTTTTGTAAGTCCATACTTAGATCCACAACTCCCCACAGAATGGCCCGATCCATGGCATCTCATGCTGGATCTTAGGCTGGATGATCTTGCATTAGTGCTAGGAATGCTGTATACTATTAAATTAACACAGCGGTTTATTGATACCAATTGTGAGATACATATGTCTATGTGTCCACAAAAGAAACAACACCAATACATGTTAGTAGTCGGAAACGAACAGGTTCTTAACCTTGAATATGGCACAGTAGTAAGCGCAGAACAACTTAAACACCTCGATACCAAGACAATATACGCAGTTAGCAAATTGCAATAAATACCTCACAACGATAAAACAGAGAACGATAAATGACAAGCATTACAGTTATTAAAAGAAACGGCAATAAAGAGCCGTTGGCAGTAGAAAAATGGCAGGCGCAGGTAGCGAAAGTTTGTCAAGGCATTGCTGATGTTAGTCAGTCAATGATAGAGATCAAAGCACAACCTCATTTTTATGACAACATCACCACAGAAGAGATAGATGGCCTTACCCTAAGAGCCATAGTGGATCTAATTGATGTTGAATCAAATCCAGATGTAGGCAACACCAATTACCAATTCGTAGCAGGTAAACAAAGACTCAGCATGTTGAGGAAGGATGTGTATGGCAGTTACACACCTCCCCACCTCTATGACATTGTAAAGAAGAATGTATCAGTGGGGCTCTACACCAACGAATTGTTAGAATGGTACAGTGAAGACGACTGGAACCGTATGCACGAAATGCTGGACCATGCTAAAGATGAAGAATATTCTTATGCAGCCATCGAACAATTGATTGAAAAATATCTAGTAAAGAATCGTGCCACCAAAGAAATCTATGAAACACCTCAGATCCGATATATGATAGCAGCGGCCACTGTGTTTCACAAAGAAGAACCCAACACAGCTAGAATGAAACTAATCAAGGAATATTACAATGCAGCTTCAGACGGTCTATTTACTCTCGCTACTCCTGTTCTTGCTGGCCTTGGCACTCCCACTAAGCAGTTTTCTAGTTGTGTGCTCATTCGCAGTGATGATGACCTTGACTCCATTTTTGCTAGTGGTGAGATGATGGCCAAGTATGCCAGCAAACGTGCTGGCATTGGCTTGGAGATAGGACGTCTGCGCTCGTTGGGCAGTCCCATCAGAGGTGGGGAGATTCAACACACAGGTATGATACCGTTCCTGAAAAAATGGTTCGGTGATTTACGTTCATGCAGTCAGGGTGGTATCCGCAATGCGTCAGCTACTGTGTTTTATCCCATATGGCATCTACAGTTTGATGATCTCATCGTGCTTAAGAATAATCAAGGCACAGACGAAACTAGAGTCCGCCATATGGACTATGGTGTCGTACTCTCGGCATTCTTCTGGAGACGCTTTAAAAACAAAGAAAACATAACATTCTTTGATCCTAATGAAGTTCCCGACCTGTATGAAGCATTTTATAAAAACACACAGAGATTCGAAGAGCTATATGTAAAATACGAAAAACGCAAAGACTTGCGCAAGAAAACAATGAGTGCTGAAGAAGTATTCAAGTCAGGCATTCTCAAGGAGCGTACAGATACAGGTCGCATCTATTTGGTGTTTATTGACAATGTTATGGAGCAGGGTCCTTTTGATCCAGAATATCATACCATATATCAAAGTAACCTGTGCTGTGAGATCTTACTACCAACTCGTTCATTCAAAAGACTAGACGACGAGACAGGACGCATAGCGTTATGTACACTGGGATCCATCAACTGGGGTGCGTTCCGTAACCCAGAAGACATGCGCCGTGCATGTCGCATACTACAACGTAGTTTGTGCAACATTTTGGACTATCAAGATTTTTTGAGTATTCAAAGCAAGTTGAGCAACGACGAAATTCAACCCTTAGGCATTGGTGTAACTAACCTTGCTTATTGGCATGCAAGAAGGGGAATAAAATATGGCGACAAAGACGCACTGGCAGAAGTTAAAGTTTGGATGGAGCATCAAGCCTTTTACCTTACAGAGGCCACGGTCGAAATGGCGAAAGAAAGAGGACGCTGCAAAGATTCCGATCACACCAGATACGGCAAGGGAGAGTTCCCTTGGGAAAGAAGAGCCAGAGGAGTAAACGAGCTCACTGACTTTGCACCAGAACTTGACTGGGAACCACTACGACAAGAAATGATATTACACGGTGTGCGGAATGCCACTCTAATGGCCATTGCACCCGTGGAGTCTAGTTCTGTAGTTATCAATTCAACCAATGGTATTGAAATGCCTATGAGTTTGATTTCTACTAAAGAAAGCAAGGCAGGATCATTCACACAGGTAGTTCCGGAATACAATAGATTGAAACACAAATATCAACTGATGTGGGAACAGAAAGACTGTGACGGTTATATTAAAACAGCAGCGGTCTTGGCAGCTTATGTTGATCAAAGTATCTCAACCAATACATTCTACAACCCAGCACACTTTGCGGATCGCAAAGTGCCCACCACATTGATTGCCAAGAACTTGATGCAGGCACATGTATGGGGATTGAAAACATTCTACTACAGCCTAATCAACAAGGCCGGTAGTAGACAAGAACAACGAACACCAGAAGTTCATTACAACGGATTCCACAACGAGCGTGAAATCATAGAAGAAGACGAAGACTGCGAGGCATGCAAACTATGAGCAAAGCACAATACAATTTAAACACAAAGACAGACTATCTAAATCGTAAGATGTTTCTGGATCCAGCAGGCCCGGTTACTATTCAACGATTTGAAGAAGTCAAGTATAAAAAGATAGCAGACTTTGAAGCAACAGCACGTGGCTTCTTCTGGCAACCAGAAGAGATCAGTCTCACTAAAGACTCAAACGATTTCAAGGATGCCAGTGATGCTGTCAAGCACATCTTTACTAGTAACCTGTTACGCCAAACAGCATTGGATAGTTTGCAAGGACGTGGACCAAGTCAAATCTTTATGCCGGTGATCAGCTTGCCTGAATTGGAAGCACTGGTGTACAATTGGACATTCTTTGAAACAAACATTCATTCAAAGAGTTACAGCCATATTATCCGTAACATCTACAACGTGCCCAAAGATGTGTTCAACACCATACATGATACCAAAGAAATTGTGGATATGGCATCAAGTGTTGGCAACTACTATGAAGCATTACACGTTATCAACTGTCGTAAACAATTAGGCGAAACAATTCCAGAAAAAGAATATATCCGAGCAATTTGGATGGCACTACATGCATCGTATGCTTTGGAAGCATTCCGCTTTATGGTTAGCTTTGCTACAAGCCTTGCAATGGTAGAGAACAAGATCTTCATGGGCAATGGCAACATCATCCAATTGATCCTACAAGACGAACTGTTACACAAAGGCTGGACAGCGTTCTTAATTAATCAAGTGGTCAAAGAAGACCATCGCTTTGTTGAAGTCAAAGCAGAATGTGAGTCTGAAGTATACGCATTGTATCTAGATGTCATACGTGAAGAAAAAGAATGGGCTGACTACTTGTTTAACAAAGGGCCAGTGATTGGATTGAATGCCAATATTTTAAAAGACTTTGTGGACTACACAGCAGTATCTGCACTTAAAGAAATTGGAATAAAATATCAGCAAGCTGCTCCGAGATCAACTCCAATTCCTTGGTTTAACAAACACGTTGATACTAGCAAAAAACAAACAGCTCTACAAGAAAGCGAAAGCACTAACTATGTAATCGGTGTGATGAGCGAAAATCTTGACTACGATGCATTACCTGCTATATAATATATGTTTAAAGCACAGTACAAACGCAACTCACCTTACGAAAGCTGGATCGTTATAGGAACTTATAACAGCGAGCAGGCAGCTATCAGTGCTGCTCTACAGTACAAACGTAAAGGTGTGTTGTTGGTTCGAGTCACGGACAAAAAAGGTGCTGTGATTTATTCAAATTAACAAAGGAAATATAATGACAGCTATCGTATGGAGCAAGTATAATTGCCCCTATTGTGATCAGGCCAAAGCCCTGCTAACACAAAGAGGTATTAAATACGAAGAACGTAAGATCGGAGATGGTTACAGCAAAGAAGAGCTTTTAGAAGCTGTTCCCAACGCAAGAACTGTGCCACAGATTTTCTTAGATGGAAATTTGATTGGCGGATTTACAGAACTTAAACAACATTTACAAGGATAAACATGTTAATCGACAAAGGCGTATCAGAAGGTGAAGTTATTACATTAAAACTAACCAGCGGCGAGGAAATTGTTGCTAAATTAGTTGAAGACGGTGCTGCATACTACAAACTAAAAAATCCACAAGTGATTGGCATGGGACCAAAAGGTCCAGGATTAATGCCCTATTTGTTTACTGTGAATCCTGACAAAGAAATCAAACTGTTAAAAACAACAGTAACAGTAGCAGAAGCCACAGACAAGTCATTTGCTGATCAATTTATCCAGTCAACCACCGGCATTGCACTGGCTTAAATACTAGTTTAGGAAAGTACTATGGCCAACGACAGTTCATTATTACCTACAACACCAACTGCTCCTGTAGCGGCAGTGCTCACCACCTCTTCTGCAGGTACAGGAGCAACTGCCAATAATGCAATTGCTTATGACTATAGTCCTCATTTAATTAGAATTGTAACAGCGTTAGAACAGGTGTCATTGAGTATGGCATTTATTGCTGATAAAATAGATAATGTGTCTGATAAATTAACCGATCTAGCGACTCAGTCATCTATTCAAAATTCAATACTATCATCGATGTATGCTGCTATAACTCCTGGGTCAACCACCATCGGAGCAATATTATCGGATATTGCTCAAGCATCTGAAGATGCCGCAAGAGCATCTGAAAATTCTGCACAATCGCTCACTGACATGTCTGTTGCCATAGCTCCTGGGTCAACCACCATCGGAACAATATTATCGGATATTGCTCAAGCATCTGAAGACACCGCAAGAGCATCTGAAAATTCTGCAGTATCCCTTGCAGGAATTTATGATCGATCCAAGGGTGCTGGCATACATATGAAAGGACCACAAGATTGGATTGGGTTAATTTCAACCTATAAATTATACCTTGAAAATGCAGGACCTGAGCAAGTCTCTTTTCCAGAATTTATAGATTATTTTAATAAAATAAAAGATTTACCTAAGGATTTCTAAAGGTGGCAACCCCAACAATTAATCCGGTAGTAGCAGATTCGTCAACCGCGGGCGGACACTATCTAGTACCACACAAACATAACTTTAATTCCATAGTAGGATTAAGGTTTGGTACCAATGGACGAGTTGAACCAGTCTATGATGCTGTTAATGTCTATGCCAACGGTGTTTTAATTGCACTATACGACGCTGCCAGCACAGGTGGAGCATCTGCACCGCCGGCAGTGCCTTTTGTTACTGTGACTTCAGCTGTGCAGAATGTGGAAGGTGATGATGACAACACTGCTGGTAAAGTAGAAGCAGACAGATTTCTAGCAGAAGGCAGAATTACTGCGGCACAATATAAGACATTGACTACTACTCCTACACCTAAGGGACCAGGAACACCTCCATCTCCTCCAGTTCCAGGCAGGCCTGTATCAGCAGTAACAGGCGATCTTACCTATGCCACAAAATTAACTCCTAACGGATTTACACTTGGCCAAGCGATAAAAAACGTCACATTTCCTCGAACTATTCCTCAGCTGGCAGATAATGTAAGAGGATTGCCTGTTCAAAATATTGTAAACAATCTGGCAGGATTAGCATTAAATATTCTTGAGCCTATCAAAGCAAAATATCCTAATATGTTGATCACCAATTCATATCGTCAAGGAAAAGGCCAGGCACAACATGGCACAGGTCAGGCAGCCGACCTTCAGTTTAGGGGTGTGCCAGCTCACAAATACTATGAGATAGCTGTTTGGATCGAAAAGAACATACCCTATGATCAATTATTGCTGGAATATCTAGTAAGGGATACTGTTTGGATACATATCAGTTACGCCATACCTGGATTACCGTACGGAGGACAATCAGTGAGAATCGGAAAACCTATCAATAAACTGGCTACGCTGAATGGTGCTGCCGGCGGCAAATTTACAGTAAACCTCCACGAAGACATCATCGTGGCCTCAGTACCTAACCGCGTGGTGGCATCATAACATGAAAAAACTATTTTGGAAAATACTAGGATTTCTAAGCCTTGGCATGGCCTATGTTGGAGTAATCACTCCCGGCATCCCCTACAGCATATTTGTTGTATTTGCCGCATACTGCTTTGCCAAGGGATCGCCAAAGATGCATGCCTGGTTATATAATCACAAACTGTTTGGCCCATTTCTTACCAATTGGGGTGAACGTAGGGTATTCCCAAACAAAATGAAATATTTCATGTTGGCCATGATGAGCAGTAGTTTGGCTATCATGTGGTTGACAAATGTACCCCATCGTGGTATACTATACACAGCAGCCTTTATGTGCTTGGTAGCAATTTGGGCCTGGAGATGGCCAGGTAGTGTCCAAGAATATGAAAAACGCATTGCAGAAGGTAAAAAGATTGGTTGGTTTAACAATCAATTCTAATCACACACACAGATAAACATTTTTAACACAAGGAAAAAAGTAAAATGGTAACAGGAAAAGTAAAATGGTTTAACGACGCCAAAGGTTTTGGATTCATTACGCCGGACGATGGTGGCGCAGACTTATTTGCTCACTTTTCACAGATTAGTTCGAGTGGCTTCAAGAGCCTACAAGAAGGACAAAGTGTAAGGTTTGAAGTAACTCAGGGTCAGAAAGGACAGCAGGCTAGTAATATCCAGCCTGCGTAAATAATATGAAAGCGTATCAGATCATTGTAGCAATTTTAATTGTTATATTTGTTTTGATTGAAGTTTTCATGTAAGGAATTGTTGTAATCCCTTCAAAGTGAAGGCATTCTGGACGCGGGTTCGACTCCCGCCAGGTCCACCATAAAGTATACTCCGATCCGAGTATTCTGGAAGCAAGGCGAAAGCTGAGTGTACTTTATAATGGGCCTG